TTTGCAACCTTGCCTAACTCCCTAGCTAAAACTTCTTGATTTGCTGCCGAACCTAACCTTCCCGCTTTCGTAAATTGCGATTGTACGCCCGATGTTACGTCCCCAGCAATCTGATTATAGAGCGCTTGAGAATAAGGGTTGGTTGTGGGTGATAAATAATCTCCGCTTAATATTTTATTTATTTCGCCTTGACTGGAACCCAAAAGAGGATTGCCTTGCAACGCCCTAGCGGTTTGTAATTGTAAAGCTGCCGAAGTTTCAGGGGCAAAATCCGTATACGTTTGCTGCGGGTAATAATTAGGTACGTTTGATTGAAATAAATTTTGCGCTTGATTAAAAGCTTCTGTTAAATACGGTTGAACAAATTCACTTGGCTCTGCAGCTGTCGTGGTTGTTACATTACTTGGGTTGCTACCTTTACTCATAATTCTTTACTCATTAAAAATATTTTTTGTTTGTATCCTTTTAATTTTTTAAGCCATCCTTTTCGTCCGGCTACTTCTATCTCTTGACAACCGTTTTTTTTTTCAAATTTTTTAATGGTTTCTTGAATTGGGTTTAACCAATTATCCATTTTTTTTCCTCCTGCTAAAAAATAACGGCAAATTTTCTTTCGCGGATAAGCTGCTATTTCCGTAACTACCGCGCTTTCTACTTTAAACTTTTCCCAACTAATGAATAGTTGAAACCTATCTTGCGTCAAACCGTTATAAATATCTTGTGATGTATAACAGTCGTCTAACGCCTTCTTTAATAATTTTTCTACATCCTCCCAAACTATGTATAAATCTTTTGATGGTACTTTTACGATCATCCAAAAATGACATAACCGAATGTCTGGTCGGTATTAGCCGAACTTGAATGCGTCAGCGTGGCTGATCCTTCAACCCTTGTGGAAACATATAAGTTTGCAAAAGCTGTTGAAGCATTAGCCGTCGTCGGCATAAACAAAAGGATAGATCCGCTTCCAACCCTCTCATCCGTGAGCGTGGTTGTCGTGGCACTAGCCGTCAATGTTACCGATCCCGTGCTATTGACCTTTCCCGCTATGGTATTATTCAAAGCAAGAGAAATCATTCTCAAGTGAGCCGATTGATCGGGTACTGATAACGGAACTGTTTTATAAGAACTTGTAGCCATTATCTTCTCCCTTCAGGTCTAGCCTCCACTTGAACGCCGGATAAAGTCGTAAATTTTCCTGTCGCTATAACTCTAATGCGATGATACCTGCTTGTTGAACGTAGAGGACAATCGCCATTATTTGATCTTTCGCTGACAGCCGTCCCAACCGACACCGCGTCTGCTTGTGAAGAACGTGTAATGGGCGTTGCCGTTACAGTTCCGGTAAATCCATTGACATCAACAATGGGTGTGCAGTTGATTAACGTACTTCTTTTTCCTTCAAATCCTTCAAATTCCTTTGTGTCAATAGTCGCGTCAACATTAGATCCGCTAAACTTTCCGAACTTATGCGAAGAATTAAATCCTGCGAGTCCGATCTGACCGTCGAGCCAGCGGTACGAATCCAAGCTGTAAGGAAGCGTATCAACGGAAGATGAAATTTCATCTAAAGCTTCAAGCGTAAATGCTTCTTGCGCTGAAGTAGCCAAGTATTCTAAATCAACACTTGCTGTACTCCATTTATTAACGGCATAATTAAATACAAGTAGTTTATTATTAAGTGAAATGCCACCTGTCGCGCCTGCTCCACGATACGACCAAACAACCAAACTGTTATTCGGATCAATCGCAGATGTAATGCCATCTATGTTCGTTAACAGATCATTAAAAAAGAAATCATCAATTTTACCATTTCCTATCGGTTCTAATTGTTGACCTCCGGTAAGTTTATAAAAACCATCGTCAGCCAAGAAGAAAATCATATTACCAAATGAAGCAACGCTTCTCGGAGCGAATGCCCCGATGTTGTCCGCTACCTTGTTAAAGGTAAAGATTAATGGTGAACCTGTATAATCCGCCCTATAAATCGCTCTTTCAAAAAATATTGTCGCAAAATCTTCACCACCCACAACTGCCTGAATCTTGCCGTGAGTTCCGACCACATCTTGATAGCCGGATTGTGTCGCTGTACTTGGGCTCCAGTCTGAACTGTCATTTAGAGCTGACCATTTTACCCTTTGAAAATTCGTTGTGAATTTTTGTAGTTTATGTGTTTGCGATCCTCCCGTAGCCGATAAAGTAATGGCTGTTCCTGCCACAGCGTTTGCTGCAGTTGTTGCCAGTTTAATCGTATTAGCGTCAACCTTGATGACATAATAAGTGTCTCCATCAGTAAGATTTGTAAGCGCCGTATTTCCGTTCCTGTCATAGACAACTGTATCGCCAGTCAACCATCCGTGCGCCGTAATTGTTATTTGATTACTGGATATGGTATTTGAATCAAATGTCTTTGCTGTTTCAATTTCTTTCGTGTAACCGGCAAAAACAAAAGCTCGAACTGTTGCCACATACTTGGCGTGAATGGTACTGATAAGATCTCCGAACAAGCTGCTCGAAGTTTCATCAAAATATTGAATAGGGTCGGCATAGTTGGATGCTATAACCCTGCTTCCAAATTGCGTGAACGACCAAAAATCCCTGTCATTCTCAGTTGTAGAATTTGAATAGTTTCCTGCTTTTGATTTATCGTTAAACGTTTGCGAAGAATCATACTGGTATAATTTTGTAGTATCTCCCGCATAGTTTGTTGAACCAGAAGAAGAAAAAGCTGTAAACAATCCAACGGCGGTCGTTCCTAAAGCGTTAGAACTTCTTTCAGCAAAATTAGGGAAACTTCTGTAACCTATTTTCGCAGGAATAACTCCGTCTACCTTGAGGGCTCCAGGATTTTGATAAGTTGGAAGATCAGCAAGTAATTCACCAAACTCAATCATTTACACCACCATTTTAGCTGACATATTCAAAGGAGCTCCAGAAGTCCTTCCTTGTGAAGATGACAAATTGGCGCTTTTTACTCCCTCCTTATATAGTCCTGCCCATACTTGAAGTCTTTCGTCTTGCATCAAAAATGGCGCGGATTCAGCTAGTGATCCGTATAAATACAGATCAGGATAATTCGTTAAAATATCATTCGATGTATTGGAGCTGGACAGCGCGGTCAATTTCTTGAATATGCCCAATTCCAAAACATTAGCTGCATCAGGTTTAAATCCTAAATAAATTTTTTTCCCCACAATGGTATAGTATCTTGGCGTTCCAGATCCTTCTCCCGCGTTAAAGACTCTAAACAAGTCTGGCGGGGACATATAATCCAAGTAAGTATAGGGGTTGGATTGCCAAGTAACAAATCTCATCTCTAAATAGCCGGTCGGTAAATCATAGCTTTGAGTGCCGGACACAGTAGTAGTAGAAACATCGTCAGCTTCCATTTCCCTCACCCGTAAATCCCTTGCGTGTCGTGCTTCAGCCAAATCAATGAATGTATCAATGTTGTCAGTAAGATCTGATCTGTTTAAATAGTTGGCAATCTCCGTTTTGAGATTCGCATAGGTGTCTAGTGCCATTAAATGTTTCCTTGATAAATTCTAAAGTGTCTATTGTCTGGATCATTAATCCATTTCCTAAATCGTAGTCTGTCTATAATTTGACCTGAAGTAGACATAATCCCTTTTTTCGCTAATTGCTGAACAACAATCAAAGGGATGGATGCTACCTTGTACATTTTTGCATCTTGCATTCCGTTGACCTTGTAGGCATCAGCACCCATATTGGCTTCTTTTTTATTCATTTCCAATATCGGTGCGACATCCTGTATGTCCTCAAAGTGATACTTGTTTTCTGATTCGTCGATATGCATTCGAGTTTTTAAAGTCGATTTGCTGTTCGGCTTATCAATCCACAATTTTTTAGTCATACTTATATAAGTTCAGTTGCGAATAAACTTCCTGAAGTTGATGCTTCTCTAATAGCTGCAATCTTGTCGCCACCATTAACCTGAACATACATTACTGTATCTTTAGGCAAAAAGGATAGACTTGTCGTTGCAACCGGAACACTAGCTACTTGAAAATGGCATCCTGCCGTTTTTGCACACAACATTACAACACTTGTCGTGCTGCCAAAGGCAGTTGATGAAGCTACAGACGATGCTGTAAAATCAACTTTATGCGTCGTTCCAGGTCTGCCGTAATATGTTTGTGGCATAACTAATCCTATCTTCTAATGATGTAGCTTACATCTGCTGTTGTTGAAGCAGATTGTTCGCCATTACTTTGAATGTTAAGTGCGTCTCCCGCGCTCAATTCTACTGTTCCACTTAAAGTTAAAGCCACTCCGGTTTCGTCAACAGTAGCATCAGCCAAAGTTGCATCAACAGTTGTGTCCGTACCATTTTTCATAATGTCAAAAGTCGTAGCTGCATCAATAACTGTATGAACATTCATAT